TATCGTATCCAAGAAAACGCTTTGTACTCATTTTGTGTTTTCCTGTTTCAAACCTTCTGCGGATTCCCCATGTGCAGTTCTCTGAAATGGACCGGCTCTCATCTTGTGCCAGTGAGTAAAGAATGGTCAGCAGCACTTCGCCCTTTGCATCAAGGGTATTGATATTTTCCTTCTCAAAAATAATCCCTATCCCCAAATCTTTCAACTCTCGCACATAGTTCAAGCAATCTAGCGTATTTCTTGCAAATCGGGAAATGGACTTAGTAATAATCATGTCTATTTTCCCCGCCCTGCAATCAGCAATCATGCGGTTGAATTCATCCCTCTTTTTGGTATTGGTTCCCGAAATTCCTTCATCCGCATAAGTCCCTGCATATTCATAGAGTGGATTCTCGCTGATGTAATTTGTGTAATAATTGACCTGATTCTCATAGCTTAATAACTGTTCTTCTTGGTCGGTTGACACTCGGCAGTACGCTGCCATCTTCAATTTCTGCACTGACTGTGCTGTTCCTGATTCCGCAGTCGAAATCTGCTTTGCTGGTATAACAGTAATGCTTCTTGCCATTTTTAACCACCTCCTCAATCACTGTCTGTTCCGCAATGTTTAAGCCCTGCAATTCGGCATCATCAATCCTTATCCCTTTACATGCCTTGACTCCCTTTTCAATGTAGGTGCTGCAGAGCCATTGGATTTTCTTCTTGTAAACCTGTCTGCGCCGGAGCGTTTTTCCGCAGTAAGGGCAAATCAGCATTCCGCTTAAGGGATAGCGGTTTTGGAACTTCATTGTGCTGTCCTGTCCGATATTCCTGTCACGTTTTCTCTGTTCCCTGACTTCCTGCACCTTTTCCCATACCTCCGGCGATACAATTGGTTCGTGATTTTCCGAAATGTAATAACTCTGCACTTCCCCGTTGTTTTTCCTCGTATGGTTTCTTTTGTTTTCAGGGGTGTAATACTTCTGCAGATGAAAATCCCCTTTGTACTTTTCATTACAAAGCATCCCATTGATGGTCCCGCTTTCCCATGTTGTTCCCGTCACCGTTTTCACACCTAGGTAATCAAGCAACTCCCCAATCCTTGACGAGCCGACATTCAGCAGATAAAGGTCAAAAGTCAGACTGACAATTTCCGCTTCCTTTCGGTTCACAATCAAATCTCCATATTCGTTTTTGTCATAACCGAGGAAACGGGATGTGGTAATCATCACTTCCCCTCTCTCAAATTTCTTCCGAATGGACCATTTATTGTTTTCACTCATGCTTCTGCTTTCTTCCTGTGCAAAAGAAGCGAGGACGGCAAGCATCATCTCACCGTCCCCTGATAGAGTGTTAATGTTCTGTTCTTCAAAAAAAATACCGACACCCAGTTCCTTCAGTTCCCTTGCGAACTTTAGAACGGTGACGGTATTTCTTGCAAACCTCGATATGGATTTTGTAATAATTAAATCAATCTCTCCTGCCCTTGCCTTCTCCATCATTCTCTGGAACTGTGGGCGGTTCTCACAATAGCCGGATATGCCCTGATCAGCAAATACTCCGATAAATTCATATTCTGGATTTCCGGTAATCAGTCTCTCATAGGTTTCCATCTGGTTTTCAAGAGAGTCTTCCTGTCTTCTGCTGTCTGTGGAAACTCTGGCATAAGCACAAACCCTTTTCTTTTGTAAGACCGAAGCTGGTCGTTTGTTAATTACTTTTACTCGCACGTTACATCACTTCCTTCAAAAAACCTTTTCTTAAACTCCTGAATCCTTTGGAAAATGGCCTGTGCATCTTCTACCTTGTCAATGCACACCACTTCCACATTTCTCTTACTGCAAATCAGCATGAACTCCATAAACTGTCCCCAGTTACGTGCAATCGTGGCAGCCCTCATGGTAACCACCACATCTATCTTCTTTGCTGCGATTTCCGCTTTCAGACGATTAAATTCTTTTCTGTTCGGGTCGGCTCCTGAAGCTTCCTCAAAGAATATCTGCAAATCCCATTTCTGTTTTCCATATTCTTCTTCCAACCGCCTCATTACATCGTCCAGATATTTTTCATAGTCTCTGTCACGATGGTTGACTCTGCAGTAAAAAGCTACTCTATTTATCATTCCTGCAATCACCATATAAATAAGTACTCCTTTCGTTTTTGGTAGTATATAAATCACTCTAAACCCCTGTAAAGTCAAGCAATTCTACGGTTTCCACCCACTCTTTTTTCACTCTGTCCAAACTTGTCAGGAGCCGAAAAAAGCAGCCGGACAGAAACCTGTTGTCTCTGTCCGGCTTGCTTCTAAACCCTCTCGGCATAATCCAGTGAAATCCATCCATTACGTTTTTTCTGATAAGATTTCAGAAGCCCCCAAAGGCTCGCACCCTTACCTTCTGCTTCTTCCACAATAGTGAAAGCTCCTTTTCCGGTGTACTTACCTGTTTTATCGTAGTCTGTTCCCGGACCCTTGCGGATGTTCAAATCTTCAATAGATACTCTCACAAGATACGGTGTGAATGTAGCATTGGAATAAATCACTTTACCGGATTCATCAAATACGGAATATCCCTCATTTTCATCTGCACACCTCTTGGCATTTTCCAAACTGTGGAATGCACCCTTCTGTGTGGCAGCATCCGCCCATGTCTTACGCACACGATACCAGACTTCTTCCGCTTCTGCTGTCTCGTTCTTAATTCCAATCATGGCATTTAAGATTGTAATAATCTTTGCACCATATCCGGCTCCTGCTGCCCATCCCCTTCCATCTGGATTTTCTTTCTGTCCAAGCCACTCCACATATTCAGCACAGCCTCTTGTGACATACTTAAATCGTGGATCAACGCATTCATTCTTCAAATCCACTGTGGAAGCATAGGCTTTCAAATGCTGAACCTGTGCCCTGATACCAAACTGTGGTGTATCAAAGGAGTTTCCTTTCATTCCACTGGAAGTCACTCCCATGCCACAGAAATTGTTCTGGTCGAGCGTAACTGCAGAACCGGAGAATCCAAAATTACCTGTTTCCAGACAGGATTGTGCAAAGGCAATATCACCACGGACACCCTCTGCCTTTCCCTCCAAAAGATAAAACGGAATCATATCAATAACCGACTGTGCAACATCAGGATTCTTTGCTTTAATATACTCTGTCATCTGCTCCACCGTTGTCACTGCGTTACCCATAATCTTTGTAAATGTGGTTTCTTCATTTTTCGTTACTCCATAATAGGAAGCAATACATTCTGCTTCTGCTTTGGCAAGTTTCTGCAAATTACTGTCACTGGAAAGCCATTTTGTTGCTCTGGTGTTTGTATGGAATGAATGCTCCAGAATAATACCCGGTGTTCCTACTGCATTCGCACCACGAAGCACACCATAGTATTCTCCGTTTGTCCCCTGACGTGTTGCGGTTCTTCCACTCTGGGCAGTCCCCATCACTGCTTCCACAACCTTTGCCAGCTTCAGACCAATATCCGTGCTGCTTCCATTTAAAAGGACATATGCCACCGGATAATCCACATTTTCGTTTACACCATTGCCTACAGCATTGGAATGGACAGAAATAAAGAGGTTACAGCCCTTGGAAGCCGCACCTCTTTCATACAATGCTCTGTCCGTATTCTGATTTGTCCTTGTGGTTACCACACCGATACCAAATGCCTCCAACTCCTTCTTAAGATAATTATGGAGTTTCCAAGTCATGTCCGACTCATAATAAGACGAAACCGCAGGGCTGCGGTTGTATTTACCGTAATGCCCTGCGTCCAGACATACCTTTACTGCCATGTTATTCATCCTCCTTTTTCTCATCTGCTTCTTCATGCAGCTGTTCCAATACTTCTTTCAGCTTCTTTGGAACCGGAAGTCCGATAAGGGCAACATTCTCAATAATGGAAATTCCCTCATTGGATAAGTAAAAGAAAATGACTGCGGTGCGGAGTACACTTCCGCTCTGGATGACCTGCGTATCAAGCACATGGCCGATACCTACCAGACAGAAGATTGCCACCTTTTTGCAGATGCCTTTAAAACCAACCTCGCTGGATACCTTTTTCTGTACGAATGCTGCCATAAGCCCGGTGGCATAATCGATGACCACGAACATAAGGAGTGCATACAGAAAACCATCCAGTCCTCCAAGAAACCAACCCATAAAGCCTCCTATTCCTGCAAATACATACTGCACTGTTGTTACTGCCTGTCTCATAATTGTTACCTGCCTTTCTTTGTTTTTTGGTATGAAAAAAACAGCCCTCAAAAGGCTGTTTGATTCCAGAACTATACCTGATCCGGCATACTGTCCCATAACCTCATATCTTCCTGACCAAGACTCCATATTGCAATCCCGGACACGCCATAGGTGTATGCTGCTTCATTTGCCCAGTAGACAATGCTGTCCACATCGGAATAATACATAATAGAAAATCCGTCCGCATCTCCGAGATACATCCTCGAAAGCCAGACATTCAAATCATGTGGTACTACCTTCATTTCATAATCGCTTCCACATTCCAGTGACATTTCATGGGAATGGAAAAAGTCGTAATCCATAGAAATATCCTGACTTCTTATGCTGATTTCCTCCACATCGGAATTAACACGGAACAATTCAAATTCATTATCCCATGAGATTCCGGTACGGGTGCATCTTCCAAAGCTGGTCTGCTTTCCATCCGGGAAGGTAATATCAAAACACTCATAAGGTTCATAATACCATGCATCACCCAATCGCAAGAGGTCACACACCACTCCTTTCTCCGCCATAAATCCCACGTATCCGGTTTCTGCAGTAATGGTTGCTGTAAACCTTAGTGTGTAGGCAGCACCGGAATATACCCTCACCATATTTCCTCGTATTCTCATTTCCACGGTATATAGGCTTGGATCACTCCGTAAATCTGCATTTGAGGTCTTACTGAAAGAAGATGTATAACTGCCAAGTTTCTTACTTCCCTGATACAACTCCACACACTGGGTATCGTAATTTATACAGCAGAAGATGCTTCCAAGAAACACTCCTGCTTTACCGCCTCCCGATGATTTGAAGGCAAATCTCGCCCTCACATGGATTTCAGAAAATCCGGCATAATCCAGTGCCAGTTTTCCGCTGCCTTCCAGCTGCGAATACTTACGGACACGGTCAGAACTTTCATCTTTCCAAATCTTCCACGAACCGTCAAGCACTGTAAAATAGTTGGTAGGGATTTCTGAATAATCACAGAAATCTTCATACCATACAAGCGCACTTTCCGGCTTTCTGCGAAGCACCTCTGCAGTTACTTTAAAGGCTCTATCGGGCTGTACCATTTCTCCGGTCACATTCATGAATTTTCTTGGCTTCAATCCATAGTACACTTCCCCGGCAGTCGCTTTCTGTGAAAAATCCGAACATACCCGAAAGCCATAAAAAACCACTCCAGGCACCCCACCGGACACTGTAATGGTGTGCTTTCCTGCTGACAAGCTGACTCCACTTTTTAATATCCTCCAGAATTTCTTTCTCCAATATAAGAAATACAGCCTTGATTCCGACAGCATCTGACTGTCCCCATCAAGACTGATTCCGATGCTATTCTTATCCCATCTTGGATAGACTATCTCAACTGCCACATCATATGTTCCGGCTGTCGGTACTTCAAATGTGTATTTCAGCACCGCTTCTTCATCCAAAACAGACGCATACCCTTCTCCAATGACTGCATTGCCTGAATAAGAATCCGGCACACCGTTCCTATCAACACTTATTGCTCCGAAAGAAACCTTCTGTTGCTTCAGATAAGTTGTGAGATATTTTCTGCCACTATAGGTTTCATGCTTTGTCGGCTCTGCCGTTTCCCTGCTCGTATCCCACCCTTCCATAAAGTCATATACATGAAGCAGTCCCCAAGGGACCATATCCGTCCAATCCCAATATGAAAAGAATGGAATAAAGGGCTGTGGCGGTGCATCACCTGTATGATTATATAAGCCCTCCATCCAATATTTCGCAGCATAATAGGTAAGGCTTGTTCCCCGATAGGTCGTACCAAGATTCTCCGTAGTATCGTATATCTGCCATCTCCATCCATATCCGGGAAGCCCCATCATGATTTTGTCTGGGTTCATTGCATTGGCAGCATAACTGTAGATGCCTTCAAGCCAGCTTCTCGGAGATACCGGCCCCGGTGCTGAACCCGCCCAACTCATACCATAACTCATGATTGCTGCTGTGTCGCAGTATGCATCCAAATCGGCATACACGCACCAATTCTCGCCGCCAACCGAACCGCCAACACTGGTCATACCTGGAAGGCAGATATTTACATGAAGGTTTGCTCCCTTTGCCTTTACAGTAGAGTAAATCCGTGAGAACAGCACATTTGCCTTTGTTCGGTTCGCTAACTCCCCTCCACGTTCCAAATCAATATCTATCCCGGAACACCACGGATATTTATCAATAATCCTCACGATTTCTGAAATGAACGTATCCTGTGCGCCATTCGTATTCTCTCTGAGTGCTGTAAAAATAGAGGCAGTACCATGATTCATAATGGTCAGAAGCCATTTAATATGTGGCCATTTCTTTACATAAGGAAGGATGGTGCTGACCGCAGTTCCCGTCTCGCTGATTGTTCCATCTGCTGAAACTTCAAAGGTAAAAATACCAACATGAGACAGCTTATTTCCTTTTTCTCTTAACACCTGATGCATTCTCGTATTTCCCATGAATGTCCATGCCATGACGTTTCGGTTACTTGCCCTTCTCACATCCGTTTTCCTCCAATCCCATATGCCATCTCCTGAAAAGACATGCGCACAAGTGCTGACTTCCTGTCCTTTACTTTAATCTGGTGTTTACTGTCCCCTGCTGCCGAATAAGAATAAAATCCATCAGCCTTAATCCGGCTTCCATTCCTTGTTGCCACCCTTGCATCAGCATTAATTTCAACAACATCATCTTCCAAAAAAACGCTCTGCAGAGTCAGCTTGTGGCTTCCGTAATTATGAGCCACACTCATGTCTCCTGCTGCCATCGTATCTTTTGGAATGATGTGATAATTCAGCCCGGCTGATACTTCTCCGTCATTGGTGATCACTGCTGTAACACCGGAACGGACAATCCCATTAAAAAAGCGGACAGGTGTTATCTCCCCATCCACACGATTTTTCTGCAAAAGTTCCAGATTATTTACCACATACCCGGTCAGCCATTTACCTTCCTGAAACATGATATCAGTTATATAAAAGGTTCCGGTACAATCCTCTAAGATTACATTTACGGTAGCTTTTGCCACCTTCTTTTCTTCATGTGTATTGATTGTTCCGGCAAATCGAATAAACTCCATCCTCACACCTCCTGTGCATCAAAGGTGTACCTCTGCTCTGACACATGGGAAACCCATGCGGTTGCTACCGAACCACCCTGCAGCATAACATCCGTAAAACGCACTGTGCCTGTACAGTCCTGCACCACGACCCTTATCGTCAGTTTTTTCACTTTTTCTATTCCGGTAACACTGACCGCTCCTGCCGACCTCGTAAAATACATGGTGCATTCCTCCTAATACAACTCTACAAATCTTGTTTCTTCCGAACCGTCCTCATATTCAATCACAAGTTCAATGCCAACTCTGCCATTCGCACCCTTTTTCAGATTCTCTGTTGCTATGCTTGCCGATACTGTGTAGCTGCTTCTGGTAGCCGGATATACTTCCTGCGACAATGTTTTTGTAGTATTTAACGCTCCTACACACTTAAAACTTGCATTACCGGAAGCACCGTTTTCTCCATCCACCTCAAAGCCAGAATTCTGCCAATAGCTGAATCCATCATCTGCTCTGGAATTTAGCAGATGGTTATTTACCACCAAATCCTTCATCTCCTGTCTGTCCAGCAAATCCGATGAGGAAAGAGTATCTGCTGCCTTCTCCCATGAAGCAGAAGAATCACCCAGTTCTTTTAACTTGGTAGAAAGTTCAATGACTGTCTTCCACGGCTCCTGCACGTTATAATCCATACGGATAATTCTCGTGCTGATTCGGATTCCCAAATCCTTGTCATCCACGGTTACCACATCTCCGATACCGAAACTCTCATGCTCCCACCCAGTCAGTACAGACAGATCCATTACCTGTATGACATAAGAAATACTCGGTTTAGAATAATCTGCCAGTCGCATTTCGGTATATTCAAGCATCTGATATGGATTGGTAAAAGAGGAACAGTCAAGCGTTGATACCCTGATTTCAGATGAATATTCGGTATTCTCCACATATTCCTTTCCGTTATTGATACTTGCAAAGGTCATACCATCCGCACCGTAGGCATAAAGCCTTGTTACAAGGCTTCGGGTGTCTACAACCCTCTGTATGGATTTCATGTTTTTGCGGTAAGCAAACACAGCACCGCTGTTGCTGCCCGACTGTGTCAGAAGGCTGACCTGTTTATTTACATTATCAAACTCCAAATCACCACCATAAATGGACTGAATGGTACGGAGCATGGAAAGGGCATTCTTGTCCGTGGACTGCCAGGAACGTTTTGTTGTCACGGTTATCGTTCCCACACTCCATCCGGTACCTTGTAAGGCATAAGCTATAGGCTTTTCTGCAGTTTCCGCTTCATAGGTCTGCTCACTTTTCTTTTCAGAATACGCAAGGTCATAGAACGCAGCTTCCGCATAAATACTCGTTACTGTGTTTCCGTCTTCGCCTTTATCATCCGTGACAGTTCGGATACGGTAAATATCCTTAGTAATCTGCAGTTTCTTTTCATTATCAAGATATGACCGCTTCCCATCTTTGAATGGAATGGAAAACTCCAAATAGTCAGAACCATTCAGTTCGCTCGTAACGATAATGTCATAGGCATTTTCTAATACTGCTTCCCTGATTCCACCATCACTTAACACCACCGGCCTTGCATATCCCAATTTAGAATAGGGAGCCTTTGGTGTCTCGTATATCTGAATTGCCGCCAGTTCCGGTGTCATAGACGTATCTGTTGTAGAAAGCGTCATCTGTATCTGAATGTATCTTAAATTTGGAGATTGTATCACTCCATCCGTTCCAACCGCTTCCCAATCTGAAAAAGATGCATCTTCCAAAGAGTCAGATGTTCTTGTTTTGACTTCCGAAATGGATGTAATCCCTGCATCCACCGTACCGACAAGCTGTATCTTTCCTGCTCCGGCAAGACCACCTTCCCCAAGGTCTAAAATCCTTGTATAAAGGACACCGCTTTCTGCATATACACCGTCCGTCTGCTTTAAGGTCACACTGCCCGGATTTGATATGGCATCCACAGACGAGTCCACATCTGCACCATTTGCTAACAGGCCGGAAAGAAAGTGTGCTTCCAAATCATCAATTGTCAAATCAGAGTCCGTTTCATAAAACCAGTCATCAAATCCTCCGGCAAAGTAGTAACTGTCTGCATACATTCCCATGACGATATCAGCAGTGCAGGAAGGATTCAATTCTCCGGTAAAAGAACGGATTGCTGTCTTAAACACATCCCCTGTGCTTCTGTCACAAACAAGGCTCTGTACGGTCTTTTTCTCCAAATCAATGACCGTTCCAATAAAATACGCACCATTATTTTTAAGCACCACTCCCATCGGCTCCGGTTCAATGACATCATGAATCAGCGTACCGGAAGCATCATACAGCATATTTCGTAATCTTCCTGAACGAAG